GAACGGGCTATCGTACGCTGCGCCGGCCCAACGCCGCTCAAGGCTGTATCGGTATTTGCCGTCGGGGCTCAGCATTGCGCCGCGGTGCTCAATTGTCGGTAGGCTCATGTGCTGCGCACTCTACGCGAACCGACACGGCTGTCAACACTCAATTGAGCGTTACTCCTCAGCGGCCTCGGGGTCGCCCTCGTGCGTGAAATCGCCCTCGCTATCCCAATCGTTGTACAGATGCTCGGGGCAGTCGGGCGCGCAGCGTTGCAGCGGTTTGTTGAACATGTCGGCGCGCTCCTATGGGTCGGGGGTAGGGCCATTATCCCAAATGTGCAATGCACAGCGAGCGCGGCTTGCGAAATCTGCTAAAAATCTATCCCCGTTGCAGCCCAAACCTGACGCAAGGCAGCTATATCGCGGTTGTCGTTCGCCGTTTTAGTGTTATGTTCAATATCGCTCAAAATCTGCAAGTTCTGTAGACAGTGCTTGCCGCCAATCGCGAGCGGTACCTTGTGGTCAATCTCATAACCCGGCGGGCAGCGCTCATATATGGCGCGAATTTCGGCCTGCGTACAGCATTTGCAGCGAGCGAGAATCTTTCGTTCTCGACGACGAGCGGCGGCGTGAAGCTCTGCACGTGTCATTGGCTTAGCCATGAGACAGAGTATAGAGGTAGCGGGGTAGCGGCGGTAGCCCCTCGGTTATATTCTTGTGCTAATAGAAATTATTGTTAACTAGACTGTATAACGTAGAGGCGTACATATGAAAACCGGGGCTACCTGGGGCTACCCGCTACCTTTGGTCGCTGGCTTGGCGTGGACGTGGCCGAGCGTGGCTTGCGAGCCATGTAGCGTATCGCGTAGGCTAACCGCATGGATGCCCTACCCAACACCACGGCAGGCCCGCCCGCGCTGCCGGCCCCCCGCCCCATATCGAGGCGGCAAGAGGCGTACGCGCGCTGCGTGGCGACCGGCATGAGCTACGCCGAAGCATTCCGGCAGGCCGGTTGCGTGGCTAGCACGGCTGGCAGCATGTCGGGTCAGATTCAATGCCTCAACCGCGACCCGCGCGTCAAGGCTCGCATTGCCGAACTCAAGCCGGCTATCGACGCTGAAACGGTCAGTACCATTGCCGAGCGCATGGCGTGGCTACGGCTCATAATCCAAGCCAACCCCGACGAGCTAAGCCGTGTCGTGTGCGAGCCCTGCGACTTGTGTTGGCCCGACGCCCGGATAGCCGAGGCTTATACCGCATACTTTACGCCGCACCCATTCGGCGCCAAGGACGAGCCGCGCGAACTGCCTGACACGAAACGCCCTCGCTCGGACTGCGAGCGTTGCCACGGGTCGGGGCATATGCGTGTTGTGCTCACGCCGACCGCTGAGTTGAGCCCCGCCGGCCGCGCGCTGTTCAAGGGCGCCATGCAGAACGACAAGGGCGTTATCGAGATTGAGACGCACGACCAAATGGCTGCGGCTGAAATGCTCAACAAGCTACAGAGCGCCTATGTCACGCGCTCGCTCAACCTCAACGCCAACGTCGCAGTGCATGCCGCGCGCGACGCCAAGCCCGAGGACGCGTTGCGACTGTTCGACGCATTCGGCTAGTGTTATGACAGCCGTGTCAGTTCCCATAACGCAGCCCACGGGCGACCAAATAGCCCGGCGCGCGTACGAGGCCATGCGCCGCAAGCCGCAAGCCCGCCTAGCGTTCGAGCGCATGATTGCGTTGCACGACACGACAGCGCGCGCGGTTGCGTGGCACTGCATGACGGCCGACGAGCAAGCGGCGTGCAGTAACTACGCCTCGCGCCGGCTCGAACTGCGCGACGTGTACGGCGTACAGGCCGAAATGATGCAAGCCCGCGAGGATTGTCTCGCATGGGTACGACGCGACGAGCCCGCCGGGCCTGCGCACAGCGGCGTCAAGAGCGCCGAGAAAGTCGCATGGGTCAAGCGGTATTACGGGCGCGACGCCGACAGCATGGCCGACTTTATCAACGATTGGGGCTACACAATCGACCCGCGGCTCGTGGGCGAAGGTAAAAACCCGGTCATGGCGTTCGAGTTGTTCCCCAAGCAACGCGACATGATACGTTGGCTCATTGGCTGTTGGACCGACAGCAAGCCCGGGGTTGTCGTCAAGTCGCGCGACGTTGGCGCCTCGTGGGTCGCAATGGCGTTGCTCTGTACGTTGTGCATCTACCGCACGGGATTCGCGGCCGGCGTAGGCAGCGCGGTCGAAATCAAGATTGACCGCAGCGGCGACCCTGACACGCTGTTCTACAAAGTGCGCTCGTTCCTTGAGCATCTGCCCGTTGAGTTCAACGGCGGCTTTGACTTAGATCGTTGCTCGGCTGACAAGCGCGTCAGTTTCCCATTGACCGGGTCGAGCATCACGGGCGAGGCTGGCGACCAAGCGGGCCGCGGCGGACGTAAGGCAATATTCATTGTTGACGAGTCGGCCCATTTCGAGCACCCCAAGATTATCGACAAGAATCTGAGCGCCAACACCAAATGCCGCATTGACATGTCGAGCGTCAACGGCATGGCGAACAGTTTTTACACGCGCGCCCACAACCCGGCCATACGTCGGTTCGACTTCACATGGCGAGACGACCCGCGCAAAGATCAAAAATGGTACGAGCAACAATGCGCCGAACTCGACGAGGTTGTCGTCAAGCAAGAAATCGACTGCGACTTTAGGGCCTCGCTTGAGGGCGTGTGCATCCCGAGCGATTGGGTTGCGGCGGCTATCGACATTGACGTGCATTTGGGCATCGACTGTTCGAGCGGCGCGTTGCGAGGCGCACTCGACATTGCTGACCGCGGCAACGACAAAAACGCAATGGTGCTGTCCAAGGGGCGCAAAATCTTTTTCGCGGCCCAATGGTCGGGTAAGGGCTCGGACACGGGCTACAGCGTCCAACGAGCTATGGCAATCGCCGAGGCGCACGGGCTCACAGCGTTCGATTACGACGCCGACGGCATGGGTGGCGCGGCCGTTCACTCGGACGCCCGGCTTATCAACGAGGCGCGACGCGAGACGCAGGCCACGAAGAAAACGCCGGCCGAATACTTCACGAGCGGCACGATTGGCACGCACCCGTACCGCGGCAGCGAGGCTGTAGTGCGACCCGAGGCCGTGGTGCTCGGGACTAAACGCAAGGCTAAGGATATGTTCACCAACCGCAAGGCGCAGAGTTGGTACGAGTCGCGGCTCGGGTATTTCAACTCGTGGAAAGCGCGCAAGGGCAAGCCGTACGACCCGGCCCGTGTGATATGCATCGCGAGCGACCTACAGAACGAGCCCGGCAAACCGAACTTGCGCGACCTACTCGTTGCGCAGCTATCGCAGGCCACGGTTAAGGAAACGCTGACGGGCAAAATCCAAATTGACAAAAACCCCGACGACGTGAGTAGCCCCGACATTGGCGACGCGGCCGTTATGGTTATAGCCCCGAGAAAGTCGAGCATGTCAAACATGGGCGCGCTGTTGACAGCCGTGTCGGCCGCGTCGTAACCTTGCCGCATGCTCAAGAAAATACGCGATTTGATTGCCAACCCATTCGAGGCCCGGCGCAAGCCGATCGCGTCGAGCGTTGACGAGACGCCGGCCGACAAGCACCCGCACTCGTTCTCGTGCGCCTGCAAGCCCTGCGTTGACCACACGAACGCGCTGACCCGTGCGCGGCTCAAGGCCCAAGGCGCATGAACGACGACGACGAGAACTTGTAATGCAGTACGTCGTTACCTACGTGCAAGAGGTTACGCACGTAATCGAACAGCCTGACACGCACGCGGCCGGCGCCCGAGCGAAGCAATACGCCCGCGACAACAAGCTCGTCGTGCTGTCGGTTTACCGCAAGGACGTTGTGCCCCGCCTTGACTGCCGAGCGTAGCGCCTGATATCGTGGCGTCGGTTTCGTAGGTATTCCCCCAAACCTCGCGCGCGCCTCGGGCGTTCGCAGGTTGGCGTCAACTCCCGCCGTGGTGGCCTGCGAACGTCCTAGCGCCGCGTCAACCGCTCCTCGTCGCGATCGTTACCGGCGGAATCGGCGTGCCGTCTGCCAAGCACCCTATCTCGTGCCAAGGCAAATCGCGTTTCGGATAGCCGGCTTTGCGATCGGCGAGCCAATCAACAATTTGCACAATCTCGTGCGGTTCATAGTCGCGTATGCCTATGACTACGCAGGCCGTGCCGCCCACGAGCCGGCGCGGTTCGGTCGTGCGCGAGAACAGCCAATTGCCTTTGTACATGTTCGAAGCCGAGATTTCGCCCACGGCTTTCGGGTGCGGCGTCGTCGCAAAGCCCCTCACGTGGTCGGCCC